ATTACTCGGGATGGTTGCCAAGTTAGGGAAGACGGTATGCTTTGCTACTCTGACCGCGCAGGCAAAGGGTTTGTTTCGTGGCGTGAAATTCTCGGCAAGAAATTTGTTTCAGCACACGAGCAAAAGAAAATCTCTTCGGTGATCGGGAGCTTCTGGTTCAATGGTAAGAGCTTCTACAAGTTGCTGAACAACACCCCTGTTACCATACCGAAAGAGCAGCTGATACTTGAGCTTAGGAGGCTTGGGTTCAGCGCAAAGTTCAGCAAGAACCAACCGCTGTCGGAAGTCGAGCAAGCGATACTTGCTATCTCCAACGACTGTCGAGTGGATGAGATCGCCCCTGTTGTGTTTTCGCGACAACGAGTTGTTGAGTATAATGGTTGCCGTGTTTTGAATAACTGCAAAGCAGTTCCTGTGAGTGCTGCTCCTGATGGTGACGAAAAGTTGTGGCCTTGGCTGCACTCATTTCTCATGCCTTTCTTCGCTAAGGATGACGAAGACCGCGAGACCCTACCTTACTTCCTTGCATGGTTCCAACGCCTGTATGCGGCAGTCTTGAATTGTCGTCTCGACCAAGGGCAACTGCTTATCCTGCTCGGGCCTACTGGGCACGGTAAGACTTTGTTGACCAACGCTATTGTCGCACAAGCGGTTGGCGGTTTGGGTGACGCAAGCGCATACCTTGCAGGCGACACAAGCTTCAACCGAGATTTGTGTGGCAAAGCTGCATGGGTCGTCGATGACCAAACAGCAGCTTCAACTTATGCCGACCAACGCAAATTCGTAGAGCTCACCAAGCGTTGCGTAGCGAATCCGCGTATCGAGTATCATGCCAAGTATGCGGATGCGGTAACGCTCCCGTGGGCTGGGCGGGTTATGATGTCCCTCAACCTTGATGCCAACTCTTTGGCGGCACTCCCAACCCTCGACAGCAGCAACCGCGACAAGGTGATTGCTCTGCGGGTAGGAGCAAAGACCAAAGCCAAGTTCGGGACTAATGCAGAGACAGAGGAAACAATTGCTCGGGAGCTCCCCCACTTCTTGAGGTGGCTGCTTGACTGGGTTCCTCCTAGTCATGTTGTAGATAGTAGCCGTTTCGGTGTAGCCACTTACGTTGACCCGTTCATTGAAGCAGCGGCGTATGACAACAGCTCACGTTCCGCGATTGCTGAGATGGTTGAGTTCTTCGCCAAGAAGGTTAGAGAACTGATGCACGAAACCCACTGGCGTGGAACTCTTACTGAGTTCCAAGTTGCCTTGCATGAGTGCAATGGGGGTAGGAGCGTAGGCAACAGCAACAACCTTGAATTTGTCCGACGAGGATTTACCGTCATGGAAGAAGTCTCCTTACACAATAAGAGCGTTCGCACTATTCGGAGTAAGGGGCACGGAGGTGGGAAGATTTGGGACATCAACTTGTCGAACACCTACGACATCGACAAGGGGGGTGCGTTCAGCTAACCAACTCCTCAGGCGCGTTAAGCATGCGGAGAGGTATTGTGAACTCAGGAGATTGAACCACCCGTTTATCGTGGGGGTTGATGGAGCCCTCGGGGGTGAAGTCAGCCTTCCCTGCAAAATCTTCCGCAGATAGCCAACCGACGAGATAAGCTGAACGCAATGTTCGGCACGCACGCACGAAAAAATACGCATCGCACTTTGTTGCGAGAAACTCTCGTTCACATTCTTTATAGTATGCCCGAGCGAGATGGTGTTTTCGGGGCGTAAGCACCATGCACGTAGTCTTTACGTCAACCCGCAACCCTGAGGGGGTTACGATGTCATAAAAGCGGTTTGTAGAGCCGACCCGTTTCCCACCAAGAAACCTGTATGCTAAAATTTCACCCAACATTCCAATAGCGTTCCCTCTTCCTTTGGTGAGGGAGTTCTTCAAGGCACCCATCTCCTTCGCTTCCTTTCGGGCTAAGGCACGCGTATAGGCAGAGGTCTCAATATGGATCATAGAACAGTCGGGATAAGCGACCTACCCCCTGTCCCGTATGGATCAAAGTTAAGGCGGGGCATAGCAGCACCTCGTGTCGATGCTGCCTCTTCTTCGAGGAGCATAACGCACTTGCTCCAATGGTATTCAGCGCGTTCGATGTCAGCACCGTCTTCCGCAATCCGAGCAAGCAACCCATGCTTGAGTGCCCCAATGTTATTCACGTAGACGATGTCTGTGCCGTCAACAAGCGGGACGAACGCACGCTTGCAAAGGACATGCACAATCGTGGAACCGTCAACCGATCGGTTGAGCCTGTAGCGACGATACCGAGTAACCCCCGACCCTTTGCGCAAAGAAGCGACTGCCGTTTCTGGGTCGGTCGGGTCAGTGCGGAGTTCAAAGTTGTCAGGCAAACTGGCATACTGGATTGAGTCAATCGAGGTGATGCCGTCCTTAAAGATGAGCGCAGGATAAGCAACGATGGTGAGGTTCGCGGTAGAAATGTAACCGTTAAAACTTACAGGTGTATAAGGACCTGCAGTAGTTATCACTCCGTTCTGACCATTAGGACTTGCCCATTTGTATTGGGTTGGGGTTCGGCTAGCGTCGTAGTCGTAAAAAGTCCACGTATACGTGACTGAGGGCCCCTCTACAAGTTGCGCAGTGAAGTAGGGGACGGGTGATTCAGAAGTAGGAGTGTCGCCGTTTCCTGTAGTTGTGTATAGGATACCTGCTGCTGTTGCGGCAGCTAACTGGAGCAACGGGGCACTCCCGTAGGGGGATGTGACCCAATAGGAAAGTAACCCACCAGTTGTTGTGGCATAGCGGGTAGTAGTGCCATCGTTCCCACGAACGGAAACGCTATACGCACCAGCGAGGTTGAAGACTGTGCCTGCCACACTATCAGTTGCAGGCACAACGAATAGGCTGTAAATCGTATCTGTGATTTGGCGATAGGTCGGCCAGAATCCTGCATCGATTAGACCAAACGCAAAACCTGCGTCAGTATTCATGCCGACGTTTTTGAAGTCGTGCCACAAAGAGCGCACAGGAGTGGGGTTCCCGTCGACCATAACGAACAACACTGCATCCGCGTTGTCAGGCAAAGCGACACATCCGTCCACAACAGGCAACGAAAATTGCACAGTCAAGTCACGGTAAGTAGACATGTTGTGTATCCTAGCAAGGACTTGATTCAGGCTCGCCAGAAAACTAGCCGACGGCTCAATATAAGAACCGAGTATGGAAGTTAATTGTGTGACAGTAGTCGCTGACATTGTGTGTTGTCAAGATACGCAATTTGCCCCCATAAGTCAATAGGAACGCTCTATTATTTACTCATGTAGGAATTTGTGGGGCCAGATCGTCGTGGAAGCTGGGTTATTGGTAACGATTTGCTTACAATTAAGAACCCGCCACCACTCTTCAAGGTAGGGGCGCACGTTGTCCTCTTGCCTATCGAGGTCAAACTTCATCTCACGGCTTGTCTGGGGGATCGCTCTTTCCCCTACGAACGAGAGGACGTTCGCCCTATTGCTGTCGCACAATGTTGGAACACCCCCAGAAGTTTCCTGCATAGCTTTGCTGAGTTTCTCGTAAAAGTCCTTATCTGGAATTGTCTTCCCGTAGTGCGAACGGTAGATGACCCCTAGTTCGTGCGCTTCAATCTCAGGCAATTCCATTGCTGCAAATATGCGTTTGAGGTTTTCTTTATACTTGTTTTTGTCGTCCTTGAGGTTAAGTAAAAAAGCATAGCGATTCCTCACTTCGGAGTTTGTTATCTTTAACCCTTCAATCCCATGCGGGAACACGGCTTCAAAATAGCATGGACACTCTGGCCCCCTTGCCCAATCAATTTCTGGGACTACTTCAGAAGACATGCACCTAGCTAGAAACAAAACGCGTGAGCCTAAACCATTTAATAGTGCTACTTTCATGATAGGTAGGTGACGGTATCCTCATCTGGTATACCACGGGAAGCAGGTTTAACTGCATCACTATCAAAATTCCCAATATACAGTCCGTCACGGAAAACAAGATAATGCACACTTTGGTGTGAAAGAGATCCCGTTGAACCTAGGTGATCAACATTCACCCGCAGATCAAGGTTGCCTCCACGATGGCGCAAATAGATATGACTTCCAGCAAGGTGCATCACAAGATGTGGTGGGACGCCGCCAGCTTCTGGGACGTATTGCGCAATCTTAAACCAGAACTCCCCATCTGCGAGAGTCTTAGGGTTAGGGTTGAAGGACACCTTGTCTGCTGAATCGGTTACCAGTTCCTGAGTTTCGCAAGCCCCATTAGAATCGATAGTGCA